TACAATGGTATCATGGAATCCATTGGAATCATTTTGGGTCTTTTCTTTATCCTTGCCCTCAATGATTCCAATGGATTCCATGATACCATTGTATATGGCTTTTTCTTTGCAGAACTTTTCAGTCTGCTCTACCATCCACTGTGTATCTGACTTCTCACCTTCCTTGAACATGTCATCCGAAATGGATACACACTTCTTGAATTCTACTTCTCCAAGAGAAGTCTCATTCTCCAGAGATACGAGAATCGCATCTTTGGTGGGAAGATTGTTATATTTGAGAATAAACTTAGAAACAATATTGAAGACAGTCTTTTCTGACTTGTCGTGAAAATATGCTTCCTGTAGGAAGGGCACAACCTTCCTTGAATAGTCCTCGTTCAAGACGAGGTTTTTCAAGATTACTGATTCCATATTTGTATTATACTCTTATATTAATCTATGTCCAGCATCAGTCTTGATGAACATCATCTTCAAGATCGGCAGTGTCCAATGATTTTACTTCAATACCGCTTTCAACAATATTTGTAAATATTTCACCAACTGTATTAGTAAAATGTTGTTCTTCTTTATTAAAATCTTCAGGAGCTTGTATAATATCAATTTCCATTGTCACGCTCAAATCATCGCCTTTTTCTTGTAAACTAATTTTTCCAAATTTAAAAACAATATCCTGATACGGTCCAGTTTTAATTTTGATTGGACAAGTTTGAGTAACGTCTGATGTTGGATCTTCCAAAAATTCGTATTTAATCTTGCTGTCCATATTTGAAGTCCTTTTGGATATTCGCATCCAACTTATCTAGAACATCTTTTGTATAATACTTTTCCGGTTCGTCATCGATATTCTTTTCAAATACTTTTGACCCATCCGGCAATTCAATACGGGTAGACACCTTCTTGAACACACCATACTTGATTGCAAGGTCTGTCAGGCCGTAGTACCTACTCAATCCAGTCGTGTAATTTAGTCGTGTTTCTACTTGAGTATTTTCTTTTACAAATCGATTCTTGTAGTTTGTGCACTTTATAAAGTTGCCTACTACACCCTCTTCTCCTTTGTCCTTTGACTTTGAAAGAGTAAGAATAGTGCTTGCAGCATACTTCAGACCAATACCACCACCCAGCTCCTTTGTTGGCACATAAGCACCGATGACCTGATATGTGTGATTAGTCAGAAGCATTGGAATGTTAGCCTTACCAAGCTTCAGTGTCAGTACACGGAAAGTCGCTTTTGTCTGCTGGGCTTTAGTCATGTCTCTGACATTCTTTCCTTCAGCAGAGTCATTCATCTCTTTTTCGGTTGACAACATGCCCAAAGAGTCAAGAACCATAAACATTGGCTTGCGCTCATCTTCTGGGGTCTCAAGTACATCATTAACGATCTTGAGTGCCTGAGTCTTGAAGTCTTCAATAGTTGCCACAGGAACCACTGCAATTCTATTTGTATCAATTCCTCTTGACTCAAACATGTCTGTGGTGACTGCTTGCTCTGTGTCGAAATAAATGACAACTCCTTCTTCGTGGTCTCTGAGGAATTGTGATGCGATTCCGAGTGCATAGAAGGTCTTTCCGGTTGCTGGATCACCAGCAAGACAAGAAATCTTGTTATTGGGAAGACCTCCGTAAATTGAACCAGACAAAAGGGCGTTCAATACATAAGAACCAGTGTCAATAAACCCAGTAACATCAGAACCTTCAAGGCCATCTGCAACAAGTTTAGCGTCTGGATTATTTATCTTTGTGATTAAGCTTTTTAGATACTTTGACATTATTTTTTCTTTCTCTAGTAGTTACAATTACAGCAGCCCAATTTTCTTGGGCTGTTTCTGCTGATTTTACCGATTTGATGATTAAGTTGCCATCAACTTCAAGAAGTCTATCACCAACAATATAGCATGGCCCACCTTCAAAATCAAATAACCCATCACCATGGCGAGTATACAAAGACCTACCTTCGATTTTGTAAGATCCATCTTCAAGAAGTGTGAGTATTCGTTCATCACCATATCTAGATTTAAATTTCTTAACCATAAATTAATACTCCTGATTTACAGCCTTTAGCAATTCCAATTCTTCTTTCAACTCTTGCAATTCTTCTTTGAGTTGAACAATTATTTTGTTTTGTCTATCAATTTCTCTTCTCTGTTCTTTAATATCACTATTATTTGAAAAAGTTATTTCATGATTTGAATTAGAACCAAAAATATATTTGCCATCAATAAATTTGGACTTTTTTATATCATACTGGTTATATTTTTTAGAAAAACTTTTCATTTTTATATTATATCTCAATTAAAGAACGATTCAAGTGTAACTCGTTTATTTATCGACCAACCAATAGCTTGAAGAATATTATCAAGTGGTTCACCAAAAGTTTTGTCAAATTGTTTTTTACGATCAATATATTTTTCAAGTTGAAAATTTTTAGGTGGTTTGTTGATAAACCCCATAACTGCATCTTTACCAGCTATCCCATAAGGATTGGGAACTTTAACAAAGACAAACTTCATCTTGTCGTTTTCCTTGATGGATTGAATTTCTTTGTCTATGTTTAGTTTCTTTGTATATGCATTATGCAACAATGCTGCCTTTGTAGCAATTGGAGTTCCAATCTTGTAAATATTAGAACTGTCTTTGTATTTATTGATACCCTTGACACCCCGAGGAGCTGCGACATCTTCAATAGGCATAATCATAAAAGCATCATAAAATTTATCAACATAGTCTCGCAACTCCTCGGGAGTTTTTGTCAAGATAATACGAATACAATCTTTTAATTTGGAACGCACGACTGCGGGAGTACTGCTTCGTGCAGTTTCAAGACCCATGATCTTTAACTTTGGATCTGCAAATCGAACACCTTCAAGATCTTGCATAAGCAGTGCATATCGCTTTTTGGCAATAAACATTCCCGCAGAAGCAATTGCTTCACGCTTGAAGAAGATCTTATTTTCCGGACAACCGAGAGTGTATGCTAGCAATTCCATTTCTTTCTTAAACTGCGGTTGTATCTTGTGCTCACAGACTTCATGAATAAACTGTGTCACGTCTGCAATTTCAGTCTTTGCAGAAACCTTCTCAACGACAGCATTCAGATTAAGATAGACAGAGTCAGTATCCACTGCCAGTACATAGTCCTTGTCATCCTTTGTAAGGTGCTGAATATAGTCGTTCATAGCCATCTCTGCCTTGCGAATGATTACCTGACCAGTTACGGTCACGGCGGTAGCAAGTTCCGGAGATGAATAGACGAAAGCAGGATTCCCAAGGCAACCATAAAGGCTGTTTGCAAGAATTTTTTTAACTGACTGACGAACCTTCAATGCAGCAATACGGGGAAGAAGATCTTTGTCCTTTGTCTTTTCGTATTCCTTCTCCAACTCAATCATCTTGTTCTTTGCTTCCTTACGCTGATTAAAAGTCTTTTCGATCAGGATTGGAATAAAGCCTTTGATTTCGCGTGTAAACATAGATCCGTTGCAGGCAAGACACGAAGATATGCTTTCTGCATGTTCTATAAAATTTGGAATATCTTTTCTTTTGCTTCGAAGAAAATCATCTGCGTTTAAAGAAGAATCTTTGTGAGTGCAAGTTTCTGGTGAAATATTCCATTGCATAATAATGCTAGGATACAGACTTGTAGCATCAAAACTTACAATATTTTTGTAGAGACCCGGAGTAACATCCTTTACGTAGGCTCCAACAAATTGATCGTCTTTGGCATAACTCCGCTTTAACGGTGGAATTATGTTTTGTTTAAAAAGATAATCACAGCAAATGGTTTCCCAGATGCGTGTTGCAAAGAAAACCGTATCAAATGTTATCTTGGCTTCGTATGCAATAGAAACCGCAAGGTCGATCAGTCTGAGCTTATTGTCAAGCTGTTCAACCAAGATTGCATCTTGAACGTTATACTCCGCAAACTTTTGAAAATCATTGCGGTAAAACTCCCGAAGTGACCCATACTCGCTGTAATCAAGTTTTTGAGCATCCAGTTCCGCCTTTGCAATAAAATTTAGAGCGTAACTTTCTTGACTCGTTCCGGAGAACTTTTTGTACAGATCCATGTAATCAAGAATCGTATATCCGGGAAATTCATAGATCTTATAGACCTTTCCACCGATATCCGTTTCCCGCATCTTCATCAAACCAAAAGGCAACCACTCCTGAATCTCCTTCTCTTCAAAGAAGAGTTTAGCCCTACCTATTATATAGGGCATATCGAACAGTTTAATATTCCACCCAGAAATAATGTCAACATCTTCTTTTGCCAAGACTTCAAAGGTTTTTTTGATCAGTTCCTTTTCTGAACTCGTAAGTATTACTTTACAATCAGGAAGATCGACTGGCTTTGAAGTTATGACATAAGTAGCGCCATCAACCCGAATGCTCATCAGGTTAATTTTTTCATTTGGGTTGTCCAAATCAGGAAACCCGTCTTCACTCTCACATTCCAAGTCTAGGTATGCGACTTTGATCTTGGAAAGATCGTATTCCACCTCAGCCTCATAAGTCTCCATGAGATATTGAGTGAGAAAATCAGTGTTTCCATAAATCGGGCAATCATCTAAATCCCTGTATTGGTCAAGAAACTGTCTGCAATCATAAAGAGTGTCAAAGATCATACGCTTGACCTTGACACCATTCAGCGATCTATACTTGCTGTCTTTATCTGTTTTGATGTACAGAGAAGGTTTAAACGCAACGGTGTCCGTAAACCGAACACCATTGCGATAACCTCGGACAAGTATTTTGTTGCCCTTCAGAGCGCAGGCAGTATAAAATTTCATTTCTTTGCGTCTTTGTCCTTGAGCAATCCTGCAAGGATAACACTATAATTGATAATGTCAACGATTGCGTCGTACACGCTCTCGTTTTTCAAACAAAGTTCTCCACGGTTCAAATAAGTAGAGATTCTTGACATTTTATCCGTCATTCGAATAAGAACCCCGAGTTCTGCTGTTGAAAACCCAAGATATTCCGCTCGGCGGAAGTTCATGAACGGATCTGCGGTAGAAGCATAGTCATTGTTCTTTTTTTCCATCAATTCCTTGGCTTCTTGACAAATTTTAGTATGTAAGGCAAATAGTTCGTCTCTAGTCATGTCGCCAAATATAACACCTTTTAATGGACTGTCAAGAATATAAATATTAAGACACAATGGAGTTTGCAAAGATGTACCTATCCATGATCGATCCAATTAAAACAATAGAAGGAATTTCTCTTGCAGTTATGGGAATTTTGGGTATTGGATGGGGTGTTGCAAAATTTTGGAAGACCAAACAAAAATCAGATAATTTTATAGCAATTCATACGGAAATCCATGAATTGCTTACCGAACTTCGTTTAAGTGCCGGAAGCATGCGAGCCACGGTGCTTCAATTCCACAACGGGGAATATTTTATGGATGGTATATCCATGAGAAAATTTTCAATCACGCACGAATCTTCTCACCGTGGTTATATTTCCCAAGCCGTAAAATTTAAAAATGTTCTTTGCTCACTTTATATTCCCCTTCTAAACAGAATTCTTGAAGACAAAGCTATTATCTACCACGTTCAAGCAATGTCTGAAAGTTATGCAAAGCATTTCTTTGAAGATGAAAATATTTCTCATTATGCATGCCTACCATTAAAAAATAAAGCAATTAATGTCGGATTTATACTAATTCAATGGCATGAGGATTTTAAACCAAATATGGACAAAGAACATGCCATGATGGAACATTTCAAAACTATAAAAGATTCTATAGAACTTCAACTTTCATATCAGAGGAACTAATATGCCTACAGAATTAATATCTTTGCTTGGTGGGGGGGTTACGGGATTCCTATTCCGCTACTGGGCCCAAAGAGCCCAAGACCAAAAAGACATGTTTAAAATGGCTATTGAGGCCAACAAACAAACAACAGATAACCAAGATAAAGCAGTCCAACGAGTGCCACTTGATGTAGGCAAAGGAGTGAGACAATTAATAGTTCTTTCATGCCTTTTTGCAGTCGTTGCAGCACCATTTGTTCTTCCATTCTTTGGGATCTCCACATTCGCTGAATTTACACAAAAGCAACCTGAAAGTTTCTTCGGCTTGATACCCGAAACAACTCGTAAATATTTTGTAGAGATACCGGGATATTTATTTGCCGAAGAAAATCGCCAAGTTCTCTTGGCCGTAGTAGGATTCTACTTCGGAACAGCTGCGGGGGGAAATAAATCATGAAATATATTCTAGCATTAATTTTTCTGGCATCCTGCACAACACCACAGATTGTTTCTCCTCTGGACAAACAAGGAAATCCAATTCATAGTGTATTAAAAGAGCCATTTTTTGGAACACCTAGCCAAGCCTCCGAATGGAGTTTTTGGTATGTCATAATTTGTGCAGTTGTATTCTGGTTTGCTTGGAAAGAATTTAAGTCTGTAATGTGGCCAAAGCAACCCAAAAAAGAAGATAAATAAGATACGAGGAAAATCATGGGCGTAAAGAAACAAATGGATACATTTTTTGCCAGTTTGGGTGAGCAAACTGGATACCGTGGAAGATTGGTAAACACACCAATGGGACCGTTCCGCTGGAACGATGCCATCGAATTGTGGGAAAACGTCAACAACGGTATGGTGATGAATAATATTTCTTTCATGGATGAATTTGCCATGATGGATTACGATACTTTAGGTGGTGGAGGTGGAGAAAATATAACACCCCTTTATTTAAATCTTGATTTTACTCAAGGAACATTTGATTCTAGAATAACATTTTTTGAAAATGGTGTCGGTGGAATAGTAAACAGCCAAGGAATCCTTGATTATAATGAAAACAATTTATTGTCTTGGAGCGATTATGGTTTGACTGGCTGGGGATTGCCACCCGCCGGAGTATCTAGAACAGAAATTACAGATGTTGATGGAAATCCACAAAGGGGTGCTCGTATAACTTTTAGGCAGGCTGGAAATTCATCTTTAACTTTACAAACACTTTATAAAACAACATCAAAGTCTTTAATATTTTGGATAAGAGGTAGTACATCAAATATAGGAAACTGTGGTGGTGCTGTAGAAAATGTAATTGAAGTTGGAATGCAAACTCCAAATACTGCATCTAATGGTGGATTTGATGGACCTATTGGAACACCTTTTGGTACAGGTATTTGGGGATTTTCGAATAGAGGAACTTGTGATCTTATAGGTGGATTTACATCTGGTGTTATAGTAGATAAACTTGACCCATCATTTAGACCAAACCTTTGGAGAATTAGAAATATCTCAACTACTGAATGGACTAAAGTAAAAGTAACAAATTATGATTCTGTCTCAGCAGTAAATATATATTTCGGTACTGCAACGCTGGGAGTTGGCGCCACATACACATTCGATATGTGTCAACTACAGTTACAGGCAGGCCAGTATGATAAGGGGTATAGAAGAACAACTGGTTCACCATATTATGGACCCAGAATTACATTTGCTTCCACTGGCGGAATAACATTGGGATGGTGGCTTGAACCAGAATTAAAAAACCGTTTAACAAATTCCATGAATTTGTCTTCGTCTGGTTTGAGTGGAACAACAGGATGGAGTTTGAGTCGCTGTGGAATTACTTGGACCACAGAAGTATTATCGCCCGCCGGATATTCAGATGGTTATAAACTTTTTGATGATACTACTTCAGGAACACCGACACATAGATTGATATCGGATGCTGTTACACAAACAATCAGCCCCCATTCACCCTCTGGCTATAGTTTCTACACAGCAAGCACATGGTTTAAAGCTGGTGGTTTAACAAATGCATATCTTGTCATTGCAGATTCTACAGAAACCAATTTAGCTAGAGCAATATTTGATTTACAAAATTTTGCTGTTGGTACCACAGCACAAAGCGGAAGTGGAATAACTTTAATAAACACAGCCACGGGTCTTGAATTATATAACAATGGATGGGCAAGAGCATATATGAGTGCTGTTGTTGGTATAAGCTCCGCTTTACGAATGCATATTGGTACAGCAATACGATCAAATGAAAATGCTTATTTGGGAACTGGAACTGGTTTCGTCTATATCTGGGGCCCACAATTTGAAAGCACTCTATTCCCGAGCAGCTATATGCCAACTGGAAATTGTGGTGCTAATTCTTTCATTTTACGTTCGTCAAATACTGCAATAATCGGAAATACCGGTAACTTGTTTTATGCAAATGATAATTCTGGAACAATAAACATAGAATATTATTACAGAAACAACCAATTTAGAAATTTCCCGTCCATAGCTAATTTTAGATTTGGTTCCGCTTCTTGCGATCCACGAACATATTCTGTTTCTTTATTTGCGGGCGAGGGAAACAATTACTACAGTGGAAATAATGTAAGAACTGCAGGTGGTACTGGTACAAACAGCTTCGTATATTATAATGGAAGTAACGCCAATTCACCACCTCGTTACAATAACTTTATAAGACAAAGCGGTTCTTTCCTTGGATTGAGTGGATCATCCTCTTATAATATAATAAGCGTAAATGGTAGAACTGGTTCTAACTCAATTGTTTTTGGCAACGGCGGTGGAACTCTTAATATTCCTACCTCTTTAGATTTTCAACAAAGATGTGATTCTAACCCGGATGGTCACCCGGGAATAATAATTAAGAAGTTTTCATTCGAACCAGTATTTACGCCACAAAATATTTTAGTACAAAGAACAACTTAACTAACTCCAGTACTTCCAAATCCGCCAACCCGGTCTGTCTTCAGGCCGGGTTGGTTGTAAATTTCAGCAAACTGAACTTGCTCATACTTGACAACTTCACCTTGGGCGATTCTATCTCTGTTATAAATTTTAATAGGATCTTGTACGTTTGTGTTGATCATAATCAACTTTGTTTCATACGTATAATCTTCATCAACGACACCTTCGCAGTTTGCCAATGTAAGACCATACTTTAAGGCCATACCTGATCTTGGGTGGAGACGAATTGAATATCCAGCAGGTATATCAAAAGTCAACCCAGTTCGTACCAGCGCACGTTCTCCCGGCATAAGAAGAATGTAGTATTCATCCTTATCGTGATCGTATTGTGGTTCAATCTCGCTAGTCTCTTTTCCCTCCCACACCTTTACTTTTTCATCTTTGGGGATATAAGCAGCAAGATCAAAACAAGCAGCCATCTTGGTTTGGTAATTGGGATCAACTACTTCTGGAGAATCTTTATAATATTTTAAATACATATGTAAATTATACAATCATATTGCCTTCTGTCAAGGCCATCTTATGTTTTGAACTGCGCCACAAGCTGCTGGTCTATTTTCTTCAGTTCCATCCCAAGTTATTGCCAAAATTTGCTGTTCCAAAGAATTGGAAATAGAACGAATATTTTGTATATCGGTTTTAATTTGTTCCGTTTCTTCTATGGACAACAATCCAAGAGCAGCATTTCTTTGTTTGTAATCTGGTGCCAAGATTAATATTTTTTCCATTGCTTGTTGTCTTATTTGCACCAATTGATATTGAACAACATCATAAAAATTTCTATTATCTAATATTGCTGCTTCTCCACCTTCATAATGATTTATATATTGTTTAAAAATATTCATAATTATCTTCCTCCTTGACCTACAGCAGTATACATTATAGCCATTGAATATGGGCTATTTGTTGAAAAATCTGTAAATACTAAATCTTGTTTTCTTATTGTTTGTGGAAGCGTAAAAGATCCAACATCATATTGCATTCCTAAACTTCCTATCCCAGTTAAAGGTCCTCTTGTTCCGTATCCTGTTCCATTATAGCCTGCGTTACCGGATCCAATGATACCCATAGTCGGGGTATTATTAAATACTGCGGCAAAAATATAGTAATTTAATAGCGGAGGTGTCAATCCTGAATAATTCCTTACAGTATTAACAGTAAATCCACTTCCTACTGCAATTGATGGTGACATATAAATTGATGTTGTAGGTAATCCAAATTCATCAACATTATAAATTCCAAACATCATATTACCAGTAGTAACTGTATTACCACTTTGAATATGCAAACCATTTATGCGTGTTGGATATGGAAAATAATATAAACTAAAATAAATTCGATTTGCAACAACAACACCTGTGTTTGCTGCACCATTTCTACCATTTGATGGGCCATAAAAACAATCACTAAATCCACCATCTCCCGTTTGGTAACCGGATGTACCTCTTCCCATATCCGTTGTGCTTATAGGTCTACCGGGAAGATTGGACCAAACTTTTGTCTGCCCAACTTGATTGTTGACAGAGGCCGCTGACAACGAATCATTACTATTTGGAAAACCAAATATACCTTGATTCATAGAGAAGCACTCTCAACAAATATACCAAAAGTTTCACCAGCATTTGTTGATGCGAATATACCTGAAGTTGCTCCTGAAATTGCTCCCGGGAGAACTAAACCAATTAATTCGGGAACTTCGAATCTAACAATAGTATTTGAGGTGCTTGGAGTATTTGCAGGAATTAATTTTTCAATCATTAATCTTCTAGTTGTACCACCATCTACGGTTCCAAAAAATCTTACTACACCTGCTGTGTTTCCTCCAGATGAAGCTACCGATACTCTGCTTATTCTTTTCCCAACAGCCGCAGATGCAGGTGCAGTAAGACCAGCACAAACAACTGACATTGTTCCGGTGCCATCTCTGGCAGTATTGGCAGTAGTAATTTGCGTAATTTCAAAAATAGGGTTATTTGCGTATTGTGGGTTGTTTGCCATATAAATTCTCCTTTATATTTATCATACTAATCCATAAGAATATAATAAGTAATGTGGAAACGCTGTGGTTTGATTTGTTCCATCGCCAAATGTTACACCAGAAGCACTGATACCTGCGATACTAAATAAAGCACCATTTTGATCTATACCTGCAACCATATTAGTTGCAGTAAAACCAGATGTCAATACTTGCCCATCACTGGTTTGTTTATATGCTGCCAGTATCGGTACAGATTGAGTTGGTGCCGCATTTAATCTTAGTACTGATCTACCACTTTGGTAATTGTAAGAATTGTTTATATCACAATAACCAAAAACAAAAAATCTTTCTGTGTTTAAATTATGACTGAATGCGCCAAGTCCATTGAATGCGCTACCACCAATCTGAAATATTCCATCCCTCAACCAAAGACCACCAAATGATGTTGCTGGTAGTGCCATGAAAGATAAGAATGTAGTTCCACTAGAACTTCCAAATGTAAATCCTCCAGAAGAAATTATACCTCCAGATATTTGATTTAAATTTCCATTTAAAGTAATACCACCAGAAGCACTCAGTCCACCCGGAGCATTCAAACGACCATAAATTGTTGCTGAGGTTTGTGTAGTTGCACCGATTACTGCTGTATTTGATCCCAGACCTAATGCATTTGCACCTATTACAATTTCATTTGAAGATGTTATATTTCCAGAAGCTGCCAAATTTCCAATGAATACTGAGCTTGCTGAATTTTGCAAGGTAGCACCAGCCGTACCTGCAAATTCTCCAGCCTGTGCACCTATCGCAATATTATTGCTTCCAGTTGCATTGTTATAAAGGGCTCTACGACCAATCAAAGTATTCGAAGCACCCGTTGTGTTTCTAAATCCTACTTCTGCTCCAATTGCAGTATTTCTGCTGGTATTATTTGTATTGACTAAACTGTTCCAACCAATCGAAATATTTTCAGTCACTGGATTTGGAGATCCGAAGCCCGGACCAAGAGCTTGATGTCCTATTGCAATGTTATCGTTGCCTGTATTATTTCGAATTAATGCAAAAGTTCCAATTGCAACGTTTTCGCTGCCAGTAGTATTATTAGAGAGAGAAGACGTTCCTATTGACATATTATAGGAAGCAGTTGTTGAATTTTGCAAAGCACTGGAACCAATTGCTACGTTATATTCTGCCAATCCAACTCCCGCTGTAACAGAATTTAAACTTTGCAATGCAGCAACACCAATAGCAGTATTAGCTCTGCCTCTGGTATTGCTAATCAATGCGCTAACACCAATACCGATATTTGCATCTCCCGTTGTATTATCTCTTACAGCATTTAATCCAATTCCAATATTATTAAATCCAGTTACACCAGAATTATATGCGTTGGCACCTATTGCAAGATTTGTAGAAGTATTACTAACACCAAGCCCAACTCGGATTCCATTTACAGAAATATCATTAGCAAAAGTACCACCAGAAGCACTTAAACCAGCATTAAATGTTACTAAACCACTAAAAGTTCCTCCTGCTGCACTAATTCCCGCAGTAAATCTTGTGAGTGCGGTGAAAGTTCCTCCTGCTGCACTCAATCCACCATTTGCAGCTAACAATCCAGCAACCGTAATAGCATCAGTTACTGCATCACCAAGATTTACATTTCCATTAGCAACAAAGTTTCCATTGACTGTTAACGTAGAACCAGAAGGAATTATTGTATTAGATGATAAAGTTGCACCAGCAGCACTAATTCCCGCAGAGAAAGATTGAAGAGCAACAAAGGTATTTGCAGTTCCTGTAGTAACTCCAGTTACTGCACCTGTTAGTCCGTTGAAGGTTGTTACATAATCGCCAATTGAGGGATATGTTCCAACTACAATCCATGCATATCCGTTCCATTGCCATGTAGTGCCATCATATGGATATTGTTGGCCTACGGTTAATGGTGGATTTGGAAAATCTATTGGCATATGTTAATATTTTTCTAATATTATTTACCAGAACTTTAAGGTTCTCCACATTTCCTGACCAGTGTGACGCATGATGTACAGATACTTAAGTCCATCTACAGTAGTTACAACTTCCATACGATTTCCTATAATTGCCGTAGAATGTGCATATGGGGTTGTTCCAGACGCATGAATTTCAAAAGTTGTAAAATCTAATTCATAAATACGACCCGTTGCATCTTTAGTAAAGAAATATGAGTCATTACCATCATAAGCATACATCGAACCTGTTGTCAGAGTTGCTGCCATTGGACTATAGAATGGTGAAACATCCCATGTGCCAGTTGGGATATCATAAAGATCCAATATATTGGAACCACCACCACGGGAAGAAATAAGCCATCTACCTTTAGTATCCGAATTCGTTAGATTAAACAACCATCTAAAATCTATTCCAGTGCTTCTAGCAGGCACTTCATAAATTTCATAAAAACTACCGTTATCACCTGACGCGGCCGTAGTAATGCTTGCTGCCAGATTTATTACGGTGCCTGTATGTGAGTTAATTGATGTCTCAGAACCCGTTCCTAAACCAGCAACAATGCGAATGCGTTTACCAATAAGAGAGTTTGATTGCCAGTTTTTATTTGCATCTGTCAAAGTTGATGTTCCGGCACTGGTTACTACACCAAATGAATCTAAAATTTCATACTTTGAAGTGGCATCTGGTGTTGCAACAACCCACGAAGCAACCGTAAGTGCTGTTGCAGAATTTGAGGTTATTACAGATTCGTTGCCAGTTCCTGTTCCACAAACAATACGAACACGACAGCTAGTCCATTGATTTGGAATCCAAGACTTGGAAGAATCCACCAATGTTGTCGGAGTTCCAGATGTAGCCCAACCAAATGGACTTTGTGCTGGAATTTTAGTTGTACACATAGCACCAAATCCACGTGGCTCCTGAATTACATATCTAGAAGTACCGTTTGTTGGTGCAGTTATTGCCGAACCCAACACAGTAATTGATGTTGCTGTATTTGAAGCAATTTTTCTTGCTACAGGCAACGTAGGTGAAGCTCCAGCAGTCAATATGTAAAGTATTTTTCCAGTAAGTTCGTTTGTATTCCAATTTTGCGACGCATCTACCAATGTTGATGCAGACTGTGATAATGCTGCCGTGGGTGATGCTGTTGCAGTAGGAGCAGCGATTGAGAATGTCGTTAAAGAAGATGTTCCTATTACCTGAAATGTATTATTAAATGTAGTATCCGTGGTACAACCAGCAATTGTTACGAATTCATTATGTTTAAAGTCATGATTTACTCCAGCTGCAGTTGTGACGTTTCCAACTTTTCCTGTAGTAATGTTCAACACCAAACCAGTTCCTGCGCCACCAGATACTGAACTAGTTGCAGCCGCAGCATAGCTTGTTCCAGAAGCAGCAAGTTGTACTGATGTTACAGCTCCATTTCCAGTGATGCCTGTAACGTATGCCTGAGCGTTGCTTCCTGTAGTTGTAAGTGTGACCAAATCACCTATGGCGTATGTTCCTCCGGCAGTGTTTACGGAAACACTCAGCACCCCACTAGCATTAAAAACGATACCAGAAATTGCGTATCCTTCGTGTGGAGCCTCATAACCAGTTCCACCAAATGGAGTTGCGGAAATGTTTCTTGCTACACCTGTGTCTGTAATATTTCCGTTTGCCCATAAATCTTTTTCAACTGAATATTGCCAAATTGCAGAACTTGCGTTTCCAGCTACCCAAAGTTTATCTGTATCTCCATATACCGCATATTGTGATGTGTTGTCTGGAGTTACACCCCATTTATGATCGATAAAGAAAGTATTGTTGGTATTTCCGACAATTCTTCTTCTTTGTCCAATTCCTGTTCCAGACGTAATACGAATTTGGTGGTTTGCCCATCTATCGTATTCCATAGTTACGCCAGTATTGGTTAAACTATAAGCAGCAGTGGTTGTTCCTGTTAGTCCAGATACAAATGCGCCAGCAACTTCTCCAGTACGATCTATTGCAAAATCCGTGCCGTATTGTGCCCCTATATGGCCACCGATTGCTGTCTTGGTTTGCCAAGTGTCCGATAAAATATCGTAAAATTGCAGTGAAGAAAAAGGTGCTGATGATTGCCCTGAAAACAGCCAAAGACCACCACCCAAAATTTGATAAATTGAAGATTCGTCAGGTGTAACAGTCCAAGGAGTATTAACTGTTACAACCGTAGATTCGATAACATAATGGGTATTTGCGTTAGCTGTTGTAACTGGTAGTAGATATGGAGTTCCAGTTACGTTTGGCCAACCTGTATTATTAAAAGAATCTACTGCTTGATGGTTTGTATCAGAGAAATATAAAGTAGTGGTATCATTATACAAAACTCTTCTTATTTGTCCTTGACCTTGACCAAAACTTAATCTGCATTGATAACCATCCCATTGATTTACTCTCCATTTTTTGGTGCTATCTGCTATAGAAGCTGACGCAGCAGTTGTTACAACTCCAAAATCCGCAGTAACTGAATCGGCAACACTTGTTATAGTGCGTTCTTGGCCTGCACCTTTTCCAGCAATAATTCTTATTGTTAATTCATCCGAAAGTTCAGAATATTTTCCAAATCCTGCAATTGTTATTGTGTTGGATGTTGCTGCAATTGTATGGCCGCGATAACCTGAATATTTTGAATACTTTAGAGCAGCAGTTGTTGATGGAGCGATATTTGGTGGTGCTACTTCCTGCCAAGAATCGGAATAGGTATCATATCGCCACATTGCTTGGCCGATGACATAGTAGAAAAATCTTGCCTTGTCATCACTTGAAGCCAATGCAGAGGTTGCAGAGGTTGCTGTAGGAGCAAAACGCATCCATTCGAATACTGGTTGATCAACTTGTGGTTTTAAAAGATTTGTTACTGGCATAATATTTTCCTATTAAGTGAATGATAATTTAGAACGAATTGCTTGAGCATAACAAGCTTGAGCGTCATTGGCTACACGCCACAACTGGTGAAGTGGACCTTCTGAAACCAATCCTACTGCCTGTGATGTCGATAGAGTATATGGATTTACTGCTGAGTTGTTGAATGTTGTAGCGGTTACAGCATTGTTCACATTGGCTGTGGCTGTAACTGTTCCCGAAACAGGAACGGTGGCATTAACTTCGGTTGGTGCTGCCAAGTTGGTTCCGATTGCTTCTATTACGACCTTTTGGCGTAGACGGGAATCAACAACAGCATTGCTTTCCAAAAGTTTGTTCATGCGACGAAGAAGTGTTGCTAGGCTTTCTTCATAACTCTCAACATCAATGTAAATTTGCAATGCATCAGTTGCATTCATAGATGCTGTATTATAATCTAAAGTCAATACATTGTTAGCAAAACTTACTGCACCATTGGTTGAATCAGCAAAATTATAAATTATTGTGTTTGCTGTGGTATTTGTGATGAGAAGAATATTTGCAAGTGTAATAGTATATTGAAGACCCGTAAAAGTTACGGTATTGGCTGCTGGATTAAAGATGTATCCACCTACTATATCTGTTCCGACTAATCTTTTCATTTGTGTTCCTTTATATTTATAACACCGTTGCCATTGCTATTACAAACGCAGCATCTACCCCACCGGCACCAGTAGCACCAGTAGCACCAGTAGCACCAGTAGCACCAGTATTACCTTGAGGACCAGCACCACCAAACTCTACCCAAATACGAGAAGCACCATCAGTTACTGCAGTGAATAGTTTGCCAGTGTTTGTGTCATACCATCTATCTCCCGCAGTTGGTCCTGCTCCAACAGTAGTGCCTTCGGTAAAGCTGAAATAAGTTCCTCCTCCACCACCACCGCCTCCACCAGTATAGGCAATTGTTAGAGTATTTCCCGTTGGGGTTACAGATATAGAAGTTCCTGCAGCAATATTAATTGATCCACAAAGACCATTTAATTGTGAAACATATTGCGTCAAACCACCTGCAGGATTATAAACATCCCATGCAGTTCCGTTCCATTGCCAAGAACGACCACCAAAGGTGTAAATTTCGTTTAGTGATGGGGATGGAGGAAAATCTAGTGGCATGTCTTAATATTTATATGATTTCGAACCATGAAAGATCTGTATAACCTTGTGTGTTATTTGTCGTAGGAACCAGTACGAGAACAAATGTATCACTTACTCCCAGTTGTGTTCTTCCTATTTGAAAATTGAAATCATTTATGCTAGATACGTCCAAGGTTCCGCTGCTACTTATATATCCACCTATAATATCAGTTCCACCAGTAACTCCGGTAGCCGTAACATTATATTGAACATTTCCATTGAAATGTGTTGCCCACGTGTTTCCAGTTAAAATTGGATTCAATAAAATTCTGTATTGCACTACTAATGGTTTGTTATTTGTTCCCGGCTCTATTGCCACACTAATATTTGACGGCACAATAATACTATCCAATCTATCGGGGGCCATTCGTATTGCAATCAGTGGATATTGAGTTCCTGCTGTTGTTAAAGTATGGGGTGTAGTTCCACTGTGGGTTACGTTGTATCTTCTGCTGAATCCTTCATATCCACCTTCAGACAATATCGTTGAACAAATTTGTCTCATGGTACTGCTTGTTGCTTGGCTAGAAGTATTTTCAATTTCATATCTCAAAGGCAAGCATGCGGTTGTCATGTAAGTTGTTGAATTTTTATTTGTATTATAAAATGTGTGTGCCACAACAGGTTTACCATCTATAAAGAATCCGGTGCGGACATCACCCACACCCAACCATTCAACATCTAGCCAAAAAATATTTCCTTTTGTCACATCTATCGTAACACCAGAATCACCAGTTCCATCAAATTTGTCACCATTCCAATTTGATTGTGTTACCGTTTGTGTGGTTCCGAGTGAAGCAGATGTCAAGCAAACTGACAACGTCAATCCATCTTGCTGTAGGTATACTCCATTATATGGCGTTCCAGCTGTAACACCGCCCGTTATTCCAAAATATCCAACCCGTTGACGCAATCCACTTTTTGGTTGGGCCATTGCAAAAGAGTCAACAATAGTCAAAGATTTTCCCGGCTGGTATGGAAACACCCTTTTAGTTTCAACATACATTTTAGAGCCATTTGTGGTCCCTGCGGTTAAAGATACAGTGCTTTCTACTGGATTAAAGGAATATGTGCCGCCACTTACTCCAACATAATTCCATTTATCACTGAGTGTATATCTTTGCTGACTGTCAAATAAAGTAAAAGGATTGCTAACCTTTAGACGATTGAAAGCATCTACAACATTTCCTTTGAATCCCACAAGATCGTTAAATAGGTATGACATTATATTATTCTCCAGCCGGATCTGTAGATAAAATGCAGACCAGCGTTGTCTAAATTTATTATTGCTGAACTTTGATTGTCTATAGTATGTGCTGCAGTAGCACCAACAATAGTTATTCGTCTTGATGTGCCACCACCTGCATTTCCAGATTCATCCTTTACCACAATTTCTCTTCCTGTTTCTGGGTTGGTTGGAAGAGTTATTGTAACGGGACCTGCATAACTTACGCCAATATAATAATCCGAATACAAAGCTGCGTATGTTGCACCAGTCACACCAGTAGTTGCAAGAATAGAAATGCTTGACCCAGCACCGCCGCCGCTATTTGATGGCTGTATCCATTGAGTCGTCCCATTTAAATCTATTACATAAACATATTCTATACCGCTATCGGAATCCATCCATCTGCTACCAACAGTAATTCCAGAATTTACTGGAGCATTTTCTTGATAATAAAAATCTATTACACCAGTTGAACCTTTGGCTCCAGTGGTTCCGGGTGCACCAGTTGGACCTGTGGTTCCTGTGGTTCCGGGTGCACCAGTTGGACCTGTGGGACCTGTAGGACCAGTTGGACCAGTTGGACCTGTGGTTCCTGTGGTTCCGGGTGCACCAGTTGGACCTGTGGTTCCTGTGGTTCCGGGTGCACCAGTTGGACCTGTGGTTCCTGTGGTTCCGGGTGCACCAGTTGGACCTGTGGGACCTGTTAGTCCTATATCCGCTCCACAAGATCCTGCAATCGAAATATCAACATTTTTTCTTCTTCTGGTGATTGTAATATTATCACCAATAAAATTCATCGTATTGACAGAACGAATTATCTTATCACCATTCAAAGAAATATCAACTGCGCCACCACCTGCTGGCGTGGTCATCTGTCCGATGCGATCTATAGCCTTTTGAATATCGTCGTTTTTAAACTTGTCCAATATTCCTGAAACATGTTCAGAGTTAAACGACAATATTCCATCTTGTAAAATTAATGGAAACTCTGCTTCGATTACAGGGCTTGTTCCGGCTGGACCTTGTTCGCCGGGATCTCCTTTTTCCCCTCTTGGTCCAATAGGACCTTGAGGGCCCACAGGTCCTCTATCACCTTTATCTCCCTTTTCTCCACCCGGACCTTCGGGGCCAACAGGACCTTGAAGTCCAACCTCACCCGCAATTCCGTCTTTACCGGGTATGCCCTGCTGACCTTGCGGACCTTGAGGACCCATAGGACCAATAGGACCAACTTCTCCTTGATCGCCTTTATCACCCTTTTCTCCCTTGTCTCCTTTATCGCCCTTTGGTCCGATTACTCCCGGATCACCTTTAGGCCCAACTTGACCTTTTTCTCCTTGTGGTCCTGCGGGGCCAACATCTCCCTGTTGACCCTGCTTTCCATCATTTCCCTGTGGACCCATGGGTCCTTGCGGTCCTGCTGGGCCCATTGGACCAATCTGACCACGCTCACCTTGAAGTCCCTGCGATCCAGCTTGAGGAATTATTTCCTTTACAATTGTTTTTTCTATTAATTGAACTACTGGTTTTTCTATTACTTTTGGTAATTGTTCTTTTGGTTTTTCTACTTGTACTTGTTCTTCAAGTAAATTTTTTATTTGAGTAGAATTTCCTACAAATTTTACTATTTTATTTGAATTTTTTTCAATAAAATATCTCTCGGTTATTCCGTTTCCAAGATATATTTTTTCATCACAAGAAAGTGAAGTTGTTTCTTTTAGTAAAGTATTTTGCAGTAAAGACCCAATAGGTCTTTTTAATTTAAAAGTAGAACCTTGAACATTTTCAAACATAAGTACTGGTTGAAAATATTCTTTTATCTTGGATGCATTTCCTTCTACCAGATAAGTTTCACCATACTCATCGCGCAAATATAAAGAAGTTATACCAGATCCAATTTTAACATTTTTTGGATTTGGTGATGATTCAATTATGTGATAAACAGCACCCATCAGCAGATTTGGATGCTGCTTTACAAGTTTAAGAGTGTTTTTGTTCTTTCCAAAGAACATTTTAAGTATTTATCATGTTCCTAAGTACCATTCACCATATAGAATTTGAGTTGCGTTTGCGCTTGTCAAACCTTCAGGAAATGTAGTAAAAGTGGATGTGCCCGTTCCTTCACCACATATACAAACTTCATTCTCAGGGGATAATGGAGGAGGCGTCGGGCAATCCGGTATCAAGTTAGCATTGCAATCAATATATCCGGGAAAAGACGGAGAATTAAATAATGATTGTGCCCCCGGCGCCCCTCTGGTTGTATTATAATTAATCACATCATACCATCCTTGTGTTGGTGGACAAAATGGAGGTATACCAGCTGATGGATTCAAAAAACATTCTTCTTCTCCCGGTTTATCTCCTTCTTGTCCACACCAAGTAAACGTTAACTCTATTACCCCCAACCATGAAGTAAATCCCGGTATATTATAACTTTGAATTAATGTAGATCCACAAATTCCGGGTATAGATGCAATGCTCCAAGTGGTACCTTCTGAAATTTTTAATTGAGAATCAAAGTCGTCTATTAAATAAAGACCGTTTCCAATTGTTCCCGAATTAAACGTTGTGCCATAAAAATGTCTTTTGCTGAAAAGATAGTTCAAATAGCCGTTTAAAGTTTCATCATAACTAAAAGTTCCAACAACAGAACTATAATTTGCTGCAAAATAAGGATTATCTGATAAATCATAAAAACCACACTGATAAGTTGATGGTGGAGAAATTGTTCCGGGAAAAACTAATGGAACAAAAAGACCAGTTATGCCACCAACACCCCTTTGTATCGGTGGCGACACAAAAGTTGGTAAATCTGAAATTTCTGCGACTGTGGTTGAACCACTCAAAGCTAAATTTGGACCAAGAACTACAGAGCTAAAAAATGCACTAAATCCCTGTAAAGTATTTTTAACATCTGTCAAAGTTCCCGTACAACCTATTACATTTCCATCAGAACTGCTTAATGTCAATCCAGATGGAGATGAATAAAATTGCCAAATTCTTGCATTGTTTTGTGCATTGTCTGCAAGATATATCGATAAAGATTCGTATGTTTCATCTATTACACCGGGATATTTTAATGTCAACTCGGTATATGAATCTGCTGGATTAAAGTTTAAAGTACTTATACTTCTTGAACTTGAAGAATCTGGTTCAACAGTAAAAAATGTTCTAGTGGGGCAGGGGCCACTGGGAATGTCACAGGTAGTACAACCACAGCAACAATCATATTCTTCATCATATTCTGAAGTAGAAAAAATTGGACTATTTGCATTTCCTGTTGGTGTATTTGCGTTAAAAGAATACAATTTTCTTTTTATTCTTATTCCACCAGTTACAAGTATTGTATTTGTTCCTGTTCTTACATGTCCACCAGTTGTTTCTTCTATAGATTCACTTATTCTATCCCATGTAACGCTAGCATTTGTTACACTGTTTACGTTCAAGGACAATATATTAGTAGAAACAGCATTGAATCCTTCAAATGGAAATGGTAATGGATTCCATAAAAGATAATCATCAGCGATATTTAAAGGACTTCTACACTCTAATTCGTACATGTAGAGTGGTGGAGTTCTTACACACCCCAAATTATCTGAAGGAATTGTCTGGCTTACATATAATGGAGATGGTGGATCACTCGGAGAAGCAAATTGATTTCTATTTACATAACCCAACAAAGTGTTTGCTGTAAATCCTTTTGTAAGTTTATCAAAAGAACTTTCAAGAGATGGTATCTGTGAATCACAAACACCACAAGCACATTGTGTTAAAAGTGCACCAATCAACATAATTAACTGCAACCTCCGTATATTGGATTGGGAGCACCAAACCAATATGCGCTTGATCCAGAAATTGCATTGGTAAATTCCATAGAAACCCATGTTCCAACTGGAACATTGTAAATATTATAATTTGTGCTCAATATCAAAGTATCGGAAACGGGATAACCATACGCCGTTGTTCCAGTATTATTTTGTTCCCATAAATTATAAGCACTTACTCCGGTTCCACCAACACCAGCTGAATAAGTTTGTACTGAATAGTTCCATTTTGCCACACCAGAAACTTTTGATGCGTTGGTAACTTGCCCGTATACTAGAGTAGAAGCTCCGCTGCCAGAACCACCCCCACCACTTCCTGTATCTCCTTTATCTCCTTTATTCCCTGTAGGAACAAACATCAAAGACAAGAAATCATTATTTGATGGAATACCACCACCAAGATTTGATACATCTATTTTATAATAACCTGTTGCTACAGTTATACCTGTTACTGCGAATGTATTATCTACAACAGTCCCGGTATTATCCAACAAGTAAAAATAACCTTTAGTACTGCTATTACTGTTTACAAAAGAGTCAAACCATTCAATTCTTGCAAAACCTGTAAAATCTAAATTGTTTATATAAATTCTTGTAACAGATTTAATAGTGCTGGAATTAAATTTAACATATCCATTGGTGGGATTGGAATCTGCAGTATTTGTGCTAAATCTATAAAGTATTCCTCCACGGTATCCAGTTGTTCCGGTAGTTCCTCTTAATCCCGTGGCACCCGTGGAGCCAGTAGGACCTGTAGCACCTGTTGTACCAGTAGGACCAGTGGGACCAGTGGGACCTGTTAGACCATTAGAACCAGTAGGACCTGTTGAGCCAGTGGGCCCAGTAGAACCTGTAGGACCTGTTATACCAGTAGAACCTGTTGGTCCTGTTGAACCTGTGGAACCAGTTGGTCCGGTTGGGCCCGGGGCAGTGGAGCCTGCTCCGGTGTCACCCTTTGCACCAGTGGGCCCTGTGGGCCCTGTTGGTCCTGTTGGACCTGTAGACCCTGTGGAACCAGTAGACCCACTTAAACCAGCTGGACCAACCTCACCAGCTGGTCCTATTGCTGCATTTAAATTTACATCCCAGTCAGAAAATGTTCCCGATCCCGTAATTCCATCAATGACAACAGAAATTGTTGTCCCACTATATGAGGATATGGTTCCAATAAAATATTGTGTTGCGCTTGCTGCTACTAAAATCTCTTGTGCTTTTGTATATGCAAGTCCAGTAGGTACGCCAATTTGTTCTGGATTTCCTATTACCAAAGAACCTAAATTAAAAGTTGTGGTGGAAGAAGTCGAATAAATGTCTCCGGGCAAACCAGTGGGTCCAGTTGGACCTGTGGGACCAGTTGGACCTGCGGGACCAGTTGGACCTGTGGGACCAGTTGGACCTGTGGGACCAGTTCGACCCGTGGGACCAGTTGGACCTGTGGGACCTGTGGTTCCTGTGGGACCAGTTGGTCCCTGTGATCCGGTAGGACCTGCTGGTATTGAAAAATTTAATATTGCAGCAGAAGAGTTACCAGCATTAGTAACAGATGCGGCACCACCGGGAGGCAATGTTGTGGTTGTTCCGATTTGAATTGTTGCAGACTGACCCGGTGATCCGGGTGCTCCCGGAGCTCCACCGATTCCGTATGGTGAACCGTATACTGTTACGTAAATTATTTCGTCCATCTTTGATTATTTATATGGCTATTACAGCCATTCCAGAACCGGAACCATTCGCAAAAGTTAATCCTTCAGAACTCAAAGAAACATTTCGTCCAAACCAACTTGTATAACCAGCTCCGGTATTATTGAATATGGATAGTACATTTGTACTATGTGTTGTTAATATACTATTAACGGTTGCCGTTTTTCCGGAAAGAGATCCTGTAATAATTTCATTTGCAGTAAATCCTATAGAACCTATTCCAATTTGAGTAGTTCCTCTAAATCCAGTTATAGAAGCAATAGTTCCACTGCTTGATCCTGTAATGTTTTCATTTAACAAGAAACCAGAATTTGTAGACACACTCAAACATTTAGTATCGGTACCAACAACATTTCCATAAGTTACGGCTTTTCTTGCATGTGTTACCAAAATATCAGCTCTTGTTAATGTACTTAAATTTGCTGTCTGTAAACCATTTAAAACTGTATTATCTGAAACTTGGGCATTTTCTACATAACCATTCCAACCAAGTAAAGTTCCACCCTGCCCAGATAAGGATATTGCAGATTCGATTCCACCTGCAGGTTGATTTGTTCCTGATGTACGTGTACCATCTACTATATTGTTTTTGCAAACAATAGATTTTTTAACTGGTCGGCAATATAATGCAGTACCATCATAAGAATTTAAAATTTTATTTCCTTCAAACATAACATAATTGGCCATTATCATGCCCGGAGCATGTATAAGCATGCCACCAGCATTGTTGCAAACATTGTTTGAAAAATTTATTGTATTAAACATTGCTTGACACAATCCGGCAGCAGCAGCAGATGCTCCAGCGCCAATGTGTGCTGCACCCTGTGGATAATTTTTTCCAGAAGAAATAATATTACCAACAATATTTACATCTACGTCTTCTCCAGCATAACCATTATTTACAAGCGATAGCCACATTCTTCTGTCGGTATCACCAGCAGTTCTTGTTTGTATTTCATTTCCATATTCCATCACATTATTAGAAATATTAATTATTCCACCCTGTGCTGTTGTAAAACCGAGAGAATCAAATTGACCACCTATATTAACGAACACCCCGATAGTATTTTGATTTGGAACATAAGATGTTCTCATGTAATTATTTTTAATATCAAAATTAGTTCGAACCATATAACCAATATATACTAGACCAGTATTTTCTCCACGGATTTGGCAACCGTCAATTGTAATCTTGTCTCCAGCTACAACAAATCCACCATCAACAAAACAATTTACAAATTTAATATATTCAGATCCTACGTGCGTGTCTACTGCACCAACAATGTTATTTGGATTTTGTGAATCACTGATTCTTAAAGCAGACATTCCATTAAATGTTATATTTCTATTTACTATTCCCAGAGATGGAATGTATCTTCCACTCCCTGTTAATCCGGTATTAACAGTTCCCATACTGGTAGCATGTCTTGCAGCAGAATAATAACCGCCATTTATAAACATATTTTGGCAATTATAGAGTACTAAGCCATAATCCAGTCCATATTGGGCTCCTCCCACGTCTTCACCATAACAATTGTTTACAAATACATTATCACACTGACCAAGGGTTAAAGCTTCTGCTGAACAGTTTGTGACTTTTACGTTTTCTATCGCAGTATCTTTTAAATAACGCAACTCTATTCCAATATCATAACTACCAGCTACACCATTACCTTTTACACCTATATTTTTTATACTTCCGTTGGAATAATTCCAAACTTTATATAAACACAATCCGGACAAAGAATAATTATCATAAAATGTTCCTTGAATAACCGCACCCGTTGTACCTTGAATCAATCCAACTCTTCTTATTTCACCTTTATTTGGTGAATTTTGACCAAGATATCTGGTCCAAAATGTATTTCCTGTTATCCAAATCATATCTCCTGCAGATAAACCATGTGCTGTAGAAAAGTTTAATGTTCTATCTCCTTCAGATAAACCTGCAACTAAATTTGGAAGTTGTGTAAAAGTTATTCCAGCAACAGAATTTTTTAATACAGGTACTTGAAACCCCCAGCTTATACCAGAACTTCCATCGATTACCGATATATCTGGACCTTCACCAAATAAATTTACATCTTTCGGTATTGTTAAAGTATTATTTACTTTATAAGTTCCTGCAGGAAAATAAATTGTTTTATTACCAGAATTTAAAGCATTTTGAATTGCTGTGGTATCATTGCTTATGCCATTTCCCATGGCTCCATATAATTTTACTGAAATGCCATACCCCGTTGGTCCGGGTGCACCAGTGGGTCCAGTTGGACCTATTGAACCAGTTGGACCTGTGGGTCCAGTTGGACCTATTGAACCAGTTGGACCTATTGAACCAGTTGGACCTGTGGGTCCAGTTGGACCTATTGAACCAGTTGGACCTGTGGGTCCAGTTGGTCCCTGAATACCCTGCGGCCCTTGTACACCATATGGTGTAGTATATACAGTTAAACTAGGAATCCTAATGGTCATTTTAGTTTTCCGTTACCTGTAAGAGACTGTTGATTGTTCCTCTCAATAGTGTGACTATCCCACCATTGTTTGGATACTGCATTTGAATGTCGTAGAATACTGGAACATAATCTGGGAACTGGTTTGTGTAATTTGATCCTATGGTTACATAAATTAGACCACCTGTTCCAGTTACCGCTATACCGCCTGTAATGCCATCTGGTGGAGTAAATACAGTTCCAGAAGTTACGCCCTGAACATATTTTACAATCTCATTTCCGGGATAATAAGATTTTCTAATTTCCATAGTCAAAGTGACCCCAGTGAGGTTATAAGCGGCTCCTGTGCCACCACAGACCCCCATGGCCCATGTTACGGTATCACCTTTTACTATAGTAGGATTGTACGAGTCTGCCATTTTTGCTCCCAAAAAATAATAGCCTTTATTAAAGGCTATTATTAAGTATTTAGGTCTTTTTAAAAATTAAAGAGTTACTGCAACTTTTTTGGGATCGATGTCTAAAGTCGTTTTATTTACGTTCTTTGAGACCTTTTCAGCCCAATCTTTTTGTTGTTCGGCAACCTGTTCTTGGAATTTTTGGAAAGCCTGCATGTAAATTTTGTAGTTATTTTCTACTCTGGGTCTGTGTTCGTTGGGCAAGTGTGGCTCACTCAACAATTTTTGACATGCTGACATACCAATTTGTGGTCTTCCGGCATAGAATGCCGTAGTTCCGATTTCATCAAAAATGCCCCAAAGATAATTTGCGTTATCAACGAACAAAATATCATTTTGTGGAAGAGGAGTACTCAAACCCAAAGAGGCAACCAAGAATGCATTTCGTGGTCTATCATATTTTCTATAGATGCAAGACAGATGATAAAGAGGCTCAACTCTGTTGGGGGCACTTTCAAATGCCATCATAAATGCATCTGCAATTTGTTCGACTGGCTTGCCCAAAAATTCTCTGCACATACCAACGCGCATCCATGAGAAGAACACCTCTTCATGCCAGCCGCCTTGCTTAATACGCTTTAGGTATTCTTCTTCAGCGATTGCAAACATTCTTGCATCAAATGCCGATTGCGCTGCATAAAATTGCTTTCTTGGTTGATTCGGATCCTTATCCAAATAGCCCTTAAGGATGTAATAATCTTTGGTATACTTTTCGATGTCGTTTGATACAGACCGAGAACGACATCCTTCTGTCCTCACTTCCCAAGCATAATCGCCTTCAAGCTTCTGGACAATCATTGGCTGTTCGCAAATAGCATATTCGTGAAGTGGCTCTTCATACCACCACTTCTTCTTTGCTAGATTGAACAATTGGGCTCTCAGCCACTTAAACTCTCCACGCTTGATTTGGACAACATAGCCATCCAAATTATCATCAAACTTGTCAACTGGTAGAGTTCCAACGATAAAGTCATCGGCATCGATCATCATAGCCCACTTAGTTTTGCCTAGGCAAAGCTCAAGTGCCCTTGATCTGTTTGTTCCGAAGTCAGACCATTCATGGTCATGAATCTCACCCGGAATACCCTTTTCATCAAAGAACTTTTTGATGATCTCCTTTGTATTGTCGGTGGATCCTGTATCACAGATTACATAGTAATCGATGAATGGTGCGCATGAAGCCAAGCATCTTTCAATGTTTGGAGCCTCGTTCTTTACGATCATACTCAAAGTCAATTTGTGCATAGTCATCCTTATGAATTAAAAAACTTACGAAGAGAACCGGGATTAAACTTTGGAATCAAGTCCCAATCATCCCGTTCATTATATTTAATGATTTTTAAACCTGCCACTGGCATCTTTTCTTTTACTTTTTGCTTGTCTACGATCTCTAGTAGATCCCAATCTTCAAGGAGTTGAATAATTGCATTTCTTCTCTTAATGTCATCTTCCGAGACATTTGATGGGAGTCCATCTAAAGCAAATAATTCTTTGAAGTGCGCCACAATGTATACATCATTTTTATGAATAAGATGGCATGATTGATAAAGTATTTTTTTACCTTTTGGAGACACACCTATACGGGATAGGGTTTCCCTTACAACCATAAAA